AAGTCTCTCCACTTGGTTCAATGATGAAAAACCCATCAGTATTGCCATTTTCTGATTTAACCAGCCATATATGCGCTTGCTGATATATCGCTTTGGCATATACATCCTCAGGCATCCAATCCTCTGGGGACTTCCGCAGGATTTTGTTGAGTCCAAACTTAATAAAATCCCAATTCTGCTTGATCGTGGCGAGCGTGACATATTCGTATCTCATCCGACTATTACATACCCGTAAGTTTTGTTAGCTGTTGAGTTTGCAAAATGTGAAAGGGTAGCGCTTCCATACGTCTGTGCGGAAATGTACACATTTGAGTACGATAGCGGAGCAACATACTGCATAGTAGCAATGACAGACGGAGTAGCGGGTCTTGTAGGCGTTGTTTGTGCAGCTATGTATTGCAGACTAACCGTGGTGCTTTCTGTAGACCAAGCCATCTCGATATAATCGTTAGCCTGTAACTCAAAGAAAAAGTTAACAACAAATAACGATCTACCGTCTGTAGTACCATGTTTTGATGGTATTGAAAGCTCAGAATTACTGTTTGCAATAGCAGTGCCGTTTTTCTTAAACCATATGCTTAACGCATGAGCTTGAGAGTCGGTATTAGTTAGCTGAACACTTGTTTGAAAATTATAAATGCCGTAATTCTTAACGGTTATCCTAGAACTGCTTACTACGCTAATACCGTTAGCAAAGTCTGTAGTGTTGTAGGTTACTTGATACTCTGTATTGGCTGCCGCAGCATTTTGGTCTGCAAGGTCTTGAAACGACCCGTAAGGCGCTGTATCTGCTTCCGCAGCATCAGATGAGGGGATAACAATAATTACGCTGTCAGGGCTTATACGCTCGTTGTAGATGGTAGTAGTTGTAGCACTGCCCGTAGCTAATGTAACCAGACCTGTATTATTGGTCTTACCGTCCATCATGTTATTGACAACTTCGGCAATAGCACGAGCGTCACCTCCCTGTGGAGGTAATCTACGAAACATCATCTTGCACCTACCGGAGTAGCGTCTACATCAATTGCCACCAAATGCTTCCATTGATCGCCAGTAGGTACTATTTTAAGCCTATGGTATCGACCGACAGAGCGTAAAGAGACCCTATTTTCGCTACTAGCAGGGGTCGTAGCCCCAAATATCACTTCCGTATCTAATCTGTTGCGTGAAAACACCGCTACGTTAGCCGATCCGTTGTCTACCTGTGGTCGAGCGAGCTTAACAATAGACTGTGCGCCTGATTGAAAATCTCCCGTCTGCACATCCGCTGTCTTAGGCTGTCCGGTAAAGGTATAGATTTTTGCAGCGTCTACGCCAAACAATAAAATCTTGCCGCCAGACCACAAACGAGAGTCCAAGCTACTTGTTAGCGAGTCCATTGTTCCATATGAGTCTAAGCCCTCTAGCGTGATTGTGGCACTAGCAGCCGTGGCAATGTAGGTCGTGGTTGTTTCTGCGTGCGACCAACGGTTAGTTTGCCAGTTATAAATCAGCATAGACTTCTTGCTAAATGTGTTGGTATAGCCCCAAATAACTAAATTGTTAATTGGGTCTACAGCCGCACTCATTTGACTAAACAAACTAGGGTTAGCATCGTTAAAAAAGAAACGATCCACACGCTCTGTACCGATAGGCTTAATTGTCTGCCCATCGCACATATAAAAACCATCGTCTGCAAGGAAGTATGTTGTAGCGCCGTATTGCACAATAGATCGAGGCTCGTAACATCCTAAGCTGCGTGAGATGGTGTCAAACTGAAAGAATAGGGGTGAGCCAATGTAGCTCATGCGAACGATTGCACGCTCAAGCAAGATTAAGCCAAACTCACCACCAGTTACGCCTTGAATGTCTCCACCGTCTGCAATGTCTTGATAATCCGACTGAGATGCAGGACCAGAAGTCCAATCCGTCTCATCGTTAATATCCGACCAATACACACGGTTAGGGTTTGCGGCAATGCGTGCAGCCACTACAAAGTCACGGACAACCGTAACATAAGACGCAGCGGGGGCAGCGGCGGCTAGATCAGCAAAGACAGTAGATGTTCCTAGCGTCCAACCCTGTAGCTTATCTTTACCATTGGCGGCAATAATTACTTTGCCAAACTGTGTAAAGTCCCACATATCTGTAGCGGTATAAGCACTAGCTGTACGGGACACATCGTCCAAGTCTAGGTCGGTAGAATCAAACTTAAATAGTTTGGTATTACCACCCGCAAACAATGTCGTTACATTTGAAAACTTACCCGAAAAGACAGCTAATAAATCTTGAGATGCGCTGTCAGACAAGGCTACTTCGGACGAAAATGGACCATAGCCAATAGCCATAGGCACAACATTAAGCGCCTCGGTAATGTTACCCGCCAAGCCTGGCTGATCCGGCATCCATTCGCCTAGATTTATCCTACTTTCTGCCATGAGTTATTCCCTTGCGCCTCGTTAACCCATGTATTAGAGCTTACGGGCAATGCTGTCCATGTATCAGAACCCTGAGATTCCTGTGTCCACACATTATTGCTAGTGGGGTCTGGTGTCCAAGTATTCTCTCCAAATGTCTCGTCTGTCCAATTCTCGCCTAACCGTTCGCCTATACAAGCCACACTAGCGGCTGCATAAGCATTTGCGCTCGATAACCAATCTGCGTATGGCAAAGCATAAACTGTTGCATTTGCAACAACACTAGCGTCTGCGCTGTACTGAACACCACCCAAGGCGCTAACCGTTGCCGTACACAGTATGCTGCCATCCGACAGCCTGATTCGTAACCCGTCAGCAGATACGCTTGCATTAGCCGATATAGAGGCTTCTGAGAGCCTAACTCTTATAGCGGTACTAGATGCTGTGGCGTTAGCAGATACGCTTGCTGCGCCCGATCTAATCACTCCTGCGGTAACTGTAGCGCTTGCGGAGGCAGAGCCGCTTGCAGCACCATCAAATATGCAAGTGTCTACGGAAGTCCATATTGCGCTATCAAGCGAAAACGCAAGGGTATCTAAGTTACCCCCGAACAGGTCTAGCTGTTCTAGCGTATATGGTCCGCAAATATCTGCCATATTAAGCCAAGGTAACTGTCAGGTTGCCGGAAGCAATCTTAAATACGTCTCCGGTTTCAATAGTTTTACTTACAGTTAATGCACCGTGGTACATAAGGTTGCCAGTAGTTAAGGCATCAAAGATACCAAACCAACCAACCGTACCCCATGTGCCTGTAGCTTGTGGAAACTGCACATCTGCGTCAGTAGAGCTTGCGCCGTTCGATGGTGCGGCAAATGTAGCGGATTGTCGTGCGTATGCGTTGCCGGATACTTCCGTACCCGAGCCAGCGTCAGTAGGATCGGAGGTAAACAAACCAACATATACCGTTGTTGGTGCTGTATAAGATGTAGCACGCAGCGTACCGTTGATAAGTGCGTCTTCTAAGTAATTTGAGAAAGCAGCCATTTTTACCTCGATGTTAATGTCATAGTTAGAGGAACACCGCTATATTGTGCGGCTTCGTCCGATGTATTAAGAGAGGCTACACCTCGGTCGTACATTCCTGCCCATACCTGAATACGGGCATCGTTCATTAAGTACGGCTCTGCCTCTACCAATGATGCGTAAAGCAATAGGTCTGGACAGTTAGCCAAGAATACATTGCTAGAATTCGTGTTTGATAAAAACTCTGGTGTTGCGTAATAAAGAATTTCAATTGTGTACGCAGTATCCGGTACTGGTGCAAACTTAAACTCGGTAGCTAGAATCGTGTAATCCAATGGGACACCTGATTCTGTTACCCGAGCGTTACGAGAGAACACAGAGGGAGAGATGTAGTTAACAGGTCTAACTGGGTTAGTCTGCACAACCAAGTCCCGAACCTCTAGGAAGTCGCTAGGAAGCGCTACCGTTGCATCCCCACCTGTTGTCGTAGTAGTAGCTGCGTTCATCATCTGACGGATACGCAGGTCTCTACGCAAGCGAATCTCTGCTAACCGGATAAAGTCCGGTATCTGTACAGTTAGATCACTTCTTGCGAGATAGTTTGCGACCGTTGTTTGCAGGTCGCTGTAGGTTGTTATTGCCATGTTTTACGTCATCCCATCCGTATTCTTTTGTGCCGATATGCTTGATTAACGGGCTTAGGTCGTGATCGACATAAGTTTCTATTCCGTAATCTAGCGCCTTAACGCAGAAGTGCACATCTTCCCCAATAATGTCCCCGTCATCCTTCCAGATGATGTTGAACCAAGGCTTGGGGATTTCCTTAAATACTTGAGACCGAACCAAGGTTACGCCAAATCCTACGGCTGTCACTTGCTCTATCCCTTGCTTACCTCTACTTTCTACCTTGCGTAGTACGGCAGAATCCTTCTCCATCTCCAGATTTAATGCTGTCGGGAGGATTGGTGCTCTGCGTGTCGTAGCGTTTACGCCAAGGATAGGTACTTTCCGGCTTAACATCACTTCTAGCGTATTTGCCGGAAACCTCATGTCGGAGTCAATCCATAGGATCGCTTCCGCACCGTCCGCTAGAGCATCGTCTGCCAACATCTCACGCTGTGTAAAGATCAGCGTGCCAGGCATCTGTAATAAAGTTATCTTGTGGTCGGTATTTCTTGCTATGTAACCAACCATATTAGCTAGGTCAAATGCAAACCCAGACATGACGGAATCACGACAAGGTACACAAATTGCTATCTTCATATATTCCCAGGGCGTACTTTAAAGTAACGGTTTTCAGGGTTATTGAGAAAAGCAGCAAAGCTGTTCTCGTCAATAACAGCAAATCCTCGCATGATTCCCTTTCTATTCAGGTCATCAATTACCGTAAAGGGTATTCGTGCAATGTGCGTTAAATCGCCCCAACGGTCTATAGAGGTGATGCTATTGTAATCCCGTTTATTCGCCTCAATAATGTGCGAAACGTCCTGTTTTGTTTCTAAGATTAGGTCACCATCGCCTACGGCGTGGGCTACTGTATGTCTACCTACTTCGGTGTCAACACTAAATAGTTTGCTCATAATCCTATGTCGGGGTAGAGCCGAAACCCTACCCCTATCTCAAGTTGAGATTACAGTGCCATGTCGAGGTCAGCGACCAAGCCGTGGGCTGCTTCGTTACGCATTTCCAAGGTCAACTCAGCAAGAATCTGAGTCTTATCGGAGTCACCAGCACGAGCCAATTCGTTTGTTGCGAATGGGCGCAGGTAGGCAACTGCTGCGTATTCAGGATCAAGCACAAACGCATCGCGTGAGCGCATGAAACGGTTAGGCACAACGCTTACCGAACCAAAGTCCGAGAGGTAAACATCGGCCGCACCGATAATGGTAGTAGGAGCATCCGAGGGAGCCATGTAACGCTGTGCAGCGATACCTGCGAAACTCGAAACCTTCTGCTTACCAGAAGTACCAACCATCAAGATTTTAGGAGCGCCGCCCGAATCGTACACTTCTGCAATCACGGTCTTGAGAAGAGTCTCAGTAAACGTGCGAGCAGTACCGTCCGAACGAGTAGACACACCAATAGTCGTAGGATCAGCACCGTTAGATGCTTTGTCTACGTTTGTCTTGAGCCACGAGAGCATAGAACCCATTGTGCGAGCAGTACTGGACGAACCAGCGCTACGGCCTTGGTTAGCACAGAGAATGGTCTCGATGTCACGCTTCAACTCGCTTGATGCACGAGCCAATTGGTAAGCCTTTTCCGACTTGCGACCTGCTTTGTTAACAGTCTCAAGAGTACCGGACACTTGAATCGTCTTTTGGACGATCTGTGTGTAGTTACCGAGGCGGGTTGTAGGAGCAAGCGTAGCTGAGGTTGCGTCTGCACCTTCAACTGCTGCGTTAGCTGTGGTGCTTGCGGCAAGGCTATCTGTCTGCCATTCGTGGTACACGGCTGTAGCTTTGGTACGAGCCAAAGTGTTCAGCAATGGGGTTTCTGTTGGGGAGATGTTATAGATAACATCGCTTAGGTCTTCACGCTGACCAATAGCACTATGTGCGGTATATGTAGGCATAATAATTCCTTAAAATTTAGATAAATCGTTCAAATGCGTTTGCAGCATCCCGTACATTACCTGTACGTTTTAGCTGATTCATTGCTTTTTTAGTCTGCTCCGAATTTACATCCGTTTGACGGGATACGCCAGGCTTGAGCATCTTAGGCGCTTCGTTAACCTTTTTGGTTACTCCTGCCTTATTGCCCATTAGCTTCTCGTATTGCATCGCTCGGTATAAAGTTAGAACAGCCCGAGAGTCGTACACACTAGCTAACTCTTCGTCCGACCAACCAATCTTTCTAGCATAGTCTCGTATGTCTTTTTTGACCTGTACGGACTTTTGCTCGTCTGCATATTCAGGTATCGCTTCTGCTAACTTCTGCGCTTCCACCGCTAAATGGCTATTCAGGTTTTGGCTCTGCTCCGCTTGTTGCTGTTGGGCAATGCGTGCTCGTTCCATCTGAACTGCTTGTAGCTGCTTCTCTCGCTGAGTTTGCTCTGCGACCTTAACTGCGTACCCAATCGGGTCGGTTTCCTTGAGAGCTTCTAGATTCTCTTGTGGTGCGTAAGTCCTTAGTGCGGACTCAATCATCGCAAGACGTTCTTGATACTGATCTCTCTGTGACTTTGCTTGCTCGATTACTTGGCGCTCAGATTCGACCTGCTTGCGCTGTTCTGCGAGTGTTTGGGTTTTCTTTGTGTAGTCTGCCTCTCGTTGATAGCCTTTGATTAGGTCATCGAGTGTCACCTCTATCTCTTCGCCAGAGGCTTTCACCTTGTAGCGTGGCTTCTCTTCTACCTGTTCCTGCTCTTCAACGTCACTATCAGATTCCGATTGCTCGTCATCCGATTGTGCTTCCTGAGTTACCTCTTCAGCTTCCTGTGCGGCATCTGGTTGCTCTTGCGAGTCCTCACCACCCATTAGTCCTAAAAGCGCTCCGGCGGCTTGATCCACCGAAAGCGAGCCATTTCCCTCTTGGGGAGTCATGTTTTCGCTCATCTTAATTACCCTAAGTTGCTAGATACTGTCTAGCGCAGTTTTGTACCGTTTGGCACATATTCCTAAAATATCTTCCACCGCTTTTCTTCTACCAACTTATCATCGGCAATAGCTTGGAAGTGGTCAATAATCTTGGTGATCGAGTGGTGCATCTTGTATGCGTCCTCTCGTACATCTATGTCCTCAGGATGCGACCTTGCGATCATATCCATATAGGACTGCTTTAACCTGTCTATCTCTTCCACGAAAAAGTCATCTCTTAATATGTTTGCAGCACGTTCTGCTTTGTTCATACCAACCCTGTAGGAGATATTGGAGTAGTGGATGCTGCTTGTGGTGCGTATGCGTCTCCGAACCTACCCGCACCGTAATACGGGCCAGCGGTAGGCAACGAGAAGCCTGGGAACAAGTTAGCTAGGTTTACGTTAGCCGAGTCAATCGTGCCGCCACCGTAGCCGTATGGGTTTCCTGCCATATTCATGTAGTTACCCATTGCGCTAGGCATACCAGACACAATGGCTTGTAATTGCGCTGCGCTTAGACCTTGTGAACCCGTACCACCCGTTGTACTTTGTTTTGGCGCTAACGCCTGTGCCGCAGCTAGGCCACCGAGAGTTAGTCCACCCTTGATAAGCGATCCTGCTACACCTTCTGGGATTAAACCTGCTACAGAAGACCACCAGCTAGGATTGGCAGTTACACCAAACTCTGCACCTAAACCACCTTCTGCGGCTGCGGCAATCGCCTCTGCGGCACTCATACCACCAGCACCAGCCGCACCAAGCTCAGTAGCTCCCAATAAGCCGGCTTCAGCAACAGGGAAAGCCGTAGCAACAGCGCCAGGTGCGCCTAACGCTGCGTTAATCGCCAATCCACCGCCCGTAATAGCAGCAGCAGACGCTAGAAACTTCCAAAACGCAGGGTCTTTAGCCATACCCGCAAAGTCACCGGCAATCGTGCCAAACCCACTACTATCCTTTGGCATAAAAAACGCTTGTTGTGCAACAGTCCCACCGATAGCAGGAACACCTGTGTTGCGTGTTGTGCGTGAGTTAGGATCGTTCGGGTCTGACAGATATAGCTTTTGACCATCCTCTGTCGTAGCTTGCACCAAGGTATCAGCCGTAACGGGTTTTCCACCTGACAATACATTAAGCGAATCCACAGGCACTACACCAGCAGATGTATATACGCCTTTTACGTTGCCGCTACTGTCAAGATATAACGTAGGTTGACCACGCCAATCAGGATTAGCAGCCGTTAAGCCTTCCGTACTAATTGTACGCATTTCAGGAGCAGCGGCACTATATGCGGCAGGGTTTTGGTAATACGCTTGCTGAACCTGTTGGACAGCAGCTTGTTGGTTTAGTTGGTTAGCAACGTCTTGTGCTGCTTCGTATACAGGAGTGCCTACTAACGTATCTGCACGAGCCTGTGCAACAGCAGCAGCCGCTTGTGTTTCTTGGATAGCGGCAGCAGCCTGTTGTGCCTGAAAAGCGTTTTGAGCGTTTAATTGCTCTTGAGCGTATGTATAACCTTGAGCAGCTAGGCGAGCAGCGTGCTCGGCTTCCATCTGCCTATTTTCTTCTTCACTTGCCTCGTATCCTGAGTCACCTGCCATATTACACGCCCCGAATATTTACGTTGTTAGTAATGTCAGCGCCTAACTCTGCGGCCTTTAGCTGAATCTCAGCGTTTAACTCTTGCTGCTTTAACTCTAGCTGTGCCTGAGACTTCTCACGCTGAATCATAATATCGGCTTGCGCCTTCTCACGCTGTAGCTGAATCTCAGCCATAGCCTTCTGCTGTGCAGCTTGGATGTCTGCTTGCGCTTTTTGTTGGGCAATCTGAATCTGAGCTTGAGACTGTTGGATTAGGGCTGCGGTAGTAGGATCAGGCTGTTGTTGTTTAGGCTGTGCCAACTGAGCTTCAATCTCAGGAGTAACTTCCTTAAAGAACTCTGCCGAATCCGTAAACCCTGCGGCCTCGATAAACCGTCCCAAAGTACCCCGATATTGTCCGACAGACACGAGCGGGTTAGCAGGGCCGAACTGTTGCAAGATAGCCTCTTGTTTAGCAAGCACCATCTGCAACATTGTCATCTGCTCTGCCTTAGAGCCTGTACCCAATCCTACCGAAATATCTATATCGTACTGATTCGACCACTCACGAGGGTCTACAGGGATGTACTTGCCACGCATACGCATAAGCGTAGGCTTGTCCTGATACTTACAAAGTAGCTGTAGGATGCCCTGAAATAGACTCTTAACGCCTGTCTCAGCAAAGATACGAGCGATTAGCTCTAGCTTGCCACCAGCCGCAGCGGTAGACGCAGCAACAGCAGCAGCCGTGACATTCTGCAACACATCTGGGTTTAGACCCTGTTGCATATCGCTAATGCCTGTGCGCTTGCTTTGTGCATCGTCCAAGTATTGCAACATTGGAAACGCTTGAGCAATCACGCTAGGTACAGCCATAGGCACAACAGCATCGGGACGCTTCATCCGCACGATACCGCCTGGGGTCACGCTCAACAGGTCATCCAAGTTAACCTGACCCTCTACCGCACCAACTCGTGCATTATTGGACAGATACAGGTTATCCAACATCTGACGGACAACAGTAGACTTAATCAACTGTATGTCCATCGAGCGGTCAGCTAAGGACTCGCCAAAGAACTTGTGCGGGATAGGAATCGGGCAGAGTGAATGGAACGGGTTGTAATCCGTCTCCACATTGCTCAGAATGTCCGATCCTGCGTAGAATACTTGTCGTAACTCAGCAATCCCGTCACCGTCAAAGTCTGTACGGAGATAGGCTTCGTAAATCTCAATCTCTTGCATACTCTTGTCGAGTGATGCTTCCTCGTCCGGCTGCTCGCCTCGTGAGTATCGTGCCAATCGCTCATTTGTGAAACTCAGGTCGTTATAAGACGGTAAGTTTTCCACAATCTCAGGGTCAAAGCCCATAGCGATAAGGTCTGAACGTGGCACTAGCTTACGATGTGCAACAAATGGCGAGTCCGCAATGTTACGAGCACGCTTGCTGATTAGGAACTCTTCCGGCGGTACGTTCTCTACCTTGACTGCACCGTGTTGTGTACGTTTTGCGACAATAACATCGCTCGATTGCATAACGATAGGCTGACCATCCGGCCCGACTTCCTCTACTACCGTTGTATCCTGAGCAACAATCTCTCGGCTACCGTCTGCCATAAGCAGCATTAGCTCATCGTCTGTCAGCCCACGGTATTCCTCTTTAGTTACATCTTCCTTAACGTCCCAATATGCCTTAACCACGCCATTCTTTTGCAAGAGAGCGTCTTTAAACCAATTGTGCAAGATCGAGAAGCCTGGGTTTTGTGCGTAGAACACCCAATTACAGTAGTCCGTAGCTTGCTTGGCGCCTTCCTCATCGCCAGGGCCTTTAGGCTCAAACCGTACAATATCGTCCGACTGCGTAAACACTCGGATAAGTTGAGGGAGAGCGCCATCAATTGCCTCTGCTACCTCACCCGTTACGATCTGGCTACGGCCTTCGACCTCGTTACCATAGGGCTGACGCAGGTAATATTCAAGGGCTTTGGTTCTCGCTTCCGTTGTCTCTGTGTCCAGATACCCGATTGCGTTGTCGATTTCGTTTTCCAGAATCGACTTCAGTTTCCCATCGTCCATACATTTCCTCAAGCGCTTGAACACGCCTTAATAAATTATCGTACTCTTCACGAGTTACCGGATTGCCTCGGCGTTCCACAAACATTTAGACCACCCACTTAGTATTAACTTGTAACGGCTTGCCCCATCCTGAGCCTCGCTCGTCCATACCGACCGCTAAGTAACGGAAAGCGTCTGAGCCGTGGCTCGACCAATCGTGCAAAGGCTTGTCGAAAAACACTTGTCTCTTTTCGTCAAACTCTCGCCTATAGTTACGCAAACAGTCCAATCCTTGCTTAACCTGCGGTACGTTGAAATAACACCTCGGCAACAGCCTTCTAACGGCTTGTATGCCATCATCTACGCCTAGCCTACCTACTACCGTACAGTCTAGCCCTGCCTCTTGTAGAACCTCTAAACGGCTCTTGCCTGTGCCTAGCTCTCTGACCTGTACATCGTGCGGCAATAACTGAGGCGCTTTGTGCCAACCTCGGTTAGTCAACTCCCGAACGTACCAATCTAAACCTTGCCCGTGGTTTTCTATGTAATCCATGAGCCTTACTTCGTGATTAGCCACTTGAGCGACCCAAATAGATGTTGAGTCACCCATGCCCAAGTCCCACGCCACAAATGTCTTGCAAAGGTCATCCCGTTCTATCTTGTGGAATCTACCCTCGGATTCTAAGCCATTCAAGATTTGACCGTAGTAACTTCCCTCTACACTTGCTGAGAAGCTACACTCAAACTCTTGGTTGTACTTATCCTCGCCCATCTCACGCTTGGCGGCTTCTAGCTCAGACTCAGGAATAATCTTAGTCTCAGATGCCTTGAACTCTACCAAGCCCCAACCGTCTGCGGTCTCTGCTCGGTCTCTAAACTCTTTAAAGTGGTTAGCGCCCTTGGGAGTGCCGATAAACAAGCACCAACCCATGCGGTCTGTAAGGCTTGCACGCAAGACCTCGTTCCACACTTTAGGATTCATGTCGGCAATTTCGTCCAACACGCACCCATCGTAATAAGTACCACGCAGGGAGTCTGGATTATCAGCACCATGCAGAGATATCCTGCGCCCCCAAAAGTCTACACGCAGCTCGGATATGTTTACCGTAGCGCCTAATGGCTGAGTAAACTTGACCAAGTAATCAAACGCTATCCGTTTAGCCTGTGTATAAGTTGGCGCAACATAACAATATCTAGGGTTTTCTAGTTGGCACTCAATAGCTTTCTTAACCAAGTGGTTGATAGCAGCTACAGTCTTGCCAAAACGCCTGTGCATTACCCCGACTACAAACCTGTTTTGTTCTAAAGCATCATGCAGGATTAACTGTTGTGCTCTAGGCTTGTACGGCAGCTCGATTACTTTTGCCATGTGATAACGGCTTGAATCGGTCCACCTTCCTCACCACTCACCTGTACGGGTAGTAGCTTGGTGTAAATGCTAGTCCAAAACGCTTTCTCGTTAGCAGGGTCTTCCTGCGCCCAAGCGATAAGCCTGTCAGCACCACCCAATCCCTCGGCAGCTAAAGCAATTGCTTCCTTAGCAGAGGTTGTTGTCTTGTTTAGTGCGCCTTTTGGTCTACCCTTACCCGCATTTGGAGGTATCCACTTTGGCTTTGTATTAGTTTCTATTTTACTATCCATACGATTCCTAATGGGTCATCGTGTTAAGTTAAACTTATTTTCCTAGCAAGCCTTGAAAAATTAAATCTTCAATATCTATACCTGTTTTTTCTTTAAAATACTTTGGATCAAAAGCAGGTTGAGCAGCCAATTCTTCTTTAGTCATATCACGCCTAGACTGAATAAGTCTTGCTTCGGCTTCACCACCAAGTCTTGCGTACTTGTTAGTTGCTGTTTGCATAACCATTTCTGGTGATAAAAATCCTGAATCTCTAGCTTCTTTAATTAAATTTTCTCTAAGTTGTTTTAATTTTTTATCATCAGACAAGTCTTTCTTAAATGTTTCATAATCAGGCAAGTCATAATTATCTTTAATAAGATTTTCTCTAAGCTCTTTTAATTTATCTTTTGGTGGCGATATCATATTAAAATTTTATTAGGATTTATTTGTCCTTTTCGTACCCTATTTTTTTACCTGTTTTCGTTGGTGTAGTTTGTTCAGTAACAGCAGGAACTCCAAAAGATTCCCCTAGTCCAGTTAATACTTCTCCAGAAAC